AGAACCGCCTGAAGTTTTAACTTCTCTGTGTTCCCGTGTTCCTCATCGATAGCGTTCTGGATATTCTGTTTGTGCGTCCAGTCATCTTCTGCACGTACTTGAATGAAGGTTGTCTTGACAACCTCAGACGCCATCTCCTGTTCACCCTTCATGTTCTTGATCTCTTCTGCGAGAGTCAGAACACGATCCATATCGAACTTCTTACTGGCGGGTGACCCGTTAGACTTATTAAAAAACATCACATTGGATTTTGCATTTGCTTCACTTAACACTCTATATTCCTCATTTTGCATTGCACCCCAACTACCAGTACGTAGTATCTCGTAGTCAAAGTCATTATAACTCTCTCTCAAGAGTTGGTTAAATTCTTCACATTTGGAAGAATGGTTATACCCATCTGAGATCAGACCCTTATGGATGCCAACATACATACGTCCGGTTGGACGGTGCGTATATTGGTATAGGTATGCTTCGTATTTCATGTTTTAATAATAACAAACTGGACACTATTTGTCAAGGGCTTTATCCATCTTTTTTGCGAATTCCTCGAAATACTGGTCTTCACTCAGAAGAACCTTGGAGTAGTTGTTGCGGTACTCTTCCAACTTGTTATCAAAGAAAGTAGGGTCTCGTAACTCTAGGATCTTTTCCTCAAGTTCCTCAAACGTCTGGACTCTCTGCCAAGGGTCTATGTTATACGTGTTGTCTATGTCATAGTCCTGCCACACAAAGGGGACGATACCAATAGACAACGCCTCTGGATATCGTGACGTAGTGGCGTGTGGGTCTAACCAGTTGAAACATAGAGTAGACCGTGCGGGTTCTAGTAGAGGATAGAGTTTTCTCCAGTCCTTGATCCACTTGGATTGTCTCTGCACACCCGAAGGGAATCCGCCGATCATGACGGTAGACAACTGAGACCTATAGATTTTACGGATGGTCTTCTCTCTATCGTTTCCATGTTTCATCCTACCCCAATACCCAAAGTCCACAGACTTACCTTCGAACATCAAATCGGAGATGGGGTTCTTCAACCTCTGAATGAAGTGATACTTCATACCGTGAATATTTCCACTGAAGTCTATCTCATCTATGGTCACAAACTTCTTGATGTTTGGCAGGAAACTGCGGTACAGTTCTTCGGTGTCTCCCCTGTCACTACGGAACATCACTACAGTCTTGCCTTCGAAGTAGGGTGCAATCTTATCAATGTGAGACTGACTCTTCGCCAAGTCTTTGGGGTTCATCTGTAACTCACCGTGATACCGAAACTCACTGTCACTTGGTATGACAATAACATCTGCGGACTCAATGGTTTCGGGTGTACGTTTAGGGCGTGTCCCATCAAAGGAACAATTGTACGTATCGTAGTTGTGTTCGGGGTGCGCCTTCATCCACTTGACGTAGTTCTCGAAGAAACTGTCCAGTACGGTTTCGAGTGGTCCTTCATACTTAACAAAGGATCTCAGTCTTGCGATGGTAATGTTCATCGTATAATATCAATCTCGTTCATGGTGTCCTGATTCCAGACCTCTAGTTCTGTACGGACACGATTTTCATTTTTCAACTTGTCGTAACGTTTACTGGCGAGTTTCTTCCACCACGCGATCACGTTATCTAGTTCAAACCTATCAAAGTTTTCTGCCTTGATCAGGTTATCGGTCCTACCCAATAGAACGTCCCGCACATTAGAGTAACCATACTCACCCATATAAAAACGTTTCTGTGTAGTCACATCACCCGCAGTCGATATCTTATCAACAAATTTGTTGTACGCCTCCGTGTCATGATGTTTCAGTGATGCCTTGACGATACTCACCATCTTGGTTTGCATCTTTAGTTTACGGGATGACGCACCCTTGTGCACTAACTCCTCACCACCGTTCTTCTCAGTAAACCAATCCCTCATCTCTGGATAGAAGTCATCCCCTAGAGTCAACAGGAACTTAGATTGTGTGTCGCCCTTGTACCGTAGATAAGGACGCATACCATCATACATCGATGCACCCTTGAGGTTACCATACAACGAGGTGGTTTCAAAGAGACAGAACTCTGTATCATATTTGTCATTCAACATTCTGCGACTATCATGGGAACAACAGATGGCGGCAAGTAACTTACCACCAAGATAGTTAAACCCAAAGGGTTGGGCGGGTACGATGTTGAACCCCATGATTGCACGTTTGTTGAATATGTCAAGATCCGGTACACCCCCAAGATACTCGTTCCGTGGTTTGGAATTGATTAGAGGAGATCCAAACCGAATGAACCCACATATGGTGTTGGTGGTTGTTTCTCTGACTACCATCTTTAATGTCTTGCCAGGCGACTCATCCGGAGAGAACGAGGCAGTCTTTTCAAGTAGGGTGTCAAACAACTCGTGTGGGATTTGTTGGATACGGAAGTCCATATCTTGGGGGTGCAAATCAAACTGTTGGAACAGGTCATCCTCAACGGACATGCCTGGCAACGGTGCGGGGATGTTCCTCACACGTTCGATCTTACGTGCACGGAAATAGTCATCGATACGTTCGAAGTCATCGAAGTAATCCATGAGTTTCCACGCTGCGTGAAATGCGTCTTTCTTTGATAAAATCATATTGAACCTCTAATCATGTACCATTATATAGCATCCAGACAAGTTTGTCAAGTGTATAAATAGAGGTGTACATAGGAGTGACTCATGGCGAAATCTACCTTAACCGCAAACAAAAACTTTTTACAACCCACAGGGTTTAGAGTAAGCATCGACAACACGTTGTTCGGTAACGTGCAGTTCTTTGCACAATCCATATCACATCCGGGCGCTTCCACGAACGCAGTCGAGGTTGGTATACCTAGAGTTACTGGAATCCCATTTTCAGGATCTAAGATAACATATTCTGACCTTACTGTCAACCTTATTCTTGACGAAGACATGCAGTCCTACACAGAACTACAGAAGTGGATGGAGCGTCTGGTCAACGAGAAAGAGGTTAGGCCAGGCGATAGGTACAGAGGACAGGTCGAGAAGGATGAAACATATTCCGACATCACGGTTACCATCTTGACCAGTCAGAACAACTCAAACTTGCGAATCAGATACAACGATGCGATCATCACTAATCTGGGCAGTTTTGAGTTGAACGCAAACGCAAACGATATTACTTACATTCAATTCCCCGCAACCTTCCGGTTCAGGGACTTCGAGATCGTCAAACTATAACTTGACACAACACGACAAAACGGGTATAATAATATGGAAATAAACCCAATAGAACCAGCGTCTATGCCAATGAAGTCATGGTGGAACGAGGTACAGACACAAAAGGTTCAAAAGAAATTGGTAGAGGGTGGTACTGCAATGCAATACACCATCTATACATATAACCGATATGGACAACTGATAGAGTCTGAGGTGAGGGTTCAACAACTTGATATGAGGGCATAGATGCTAGACCTTGATAATATTTTGAAAGAGTGGGCAGAAGACTGTAAGATCCCCCAACACCAACTAGATGAAACATCCCGTAACACACCTAGTCTACACGCAAAGTACTTGCAGTACCTATCTTTGACTAAATTGAACCTGAAGAGGGCAGAACACTCTCAGAAGGATCTACTCAAAGACAAGTGGTTGTACTACAACGGTAAGATGGATGAGGAAACTCTTCAGTCTAAGAACTGGCATCCGGACCCCTTTGACGGATTGAAGATTATGAAAGGTGACATGAACTATTACTATGACTCCGATCCTGAGATTCAGAAGTCCGAAGAAAAAATCGTTTACCTTAAAACGATTATAGATACTCTGGTCGAGATAGTCGATAGTCTGAAGTGGAGACACCAGACCGTGAAGAACATTATTGAGTGGAGAAAGTTCGATGCCGGAGGTTAATCGTGGCGAAGAATTCTAACGTCATTACCAAGAAGGTTATTAATGACGTACACCGCAAGGGTACGTCTATTGGTAATGGTAAAGTCAAGCGCAGTTCCATGAACAAGGATAAGAAACGTTCCTTCAAGAAGTATCGCGGTCAAGGACGATAGTTCATGGAAAGTACCATTCGTATTCGGATGTTAGATCATTCGAGAATGGCGGTTGAGTCTAACCCCGCACAACAACAGGAACTAAGAGATTACTTCTCTTTCTTCGTTCCGGGCTATCGGTTCATGCCTGCATTTAAACGCAAGGTGTGGGACGGTAAGGTGCGTCTATATAATCAAGTAAAACGAGAGATACATGTTGGTCTGTATCACCAACTCCGCAAATTTTGTGCAGACCGCATGTACCCTCTCCAGATCGTAGAGAATAAAAAATACGGCATTCCCAATGCCAAGAATAAGATTGATCATCAAGGACTAGTCAAGTTTCTTGGGTCATTACAAACCCCGTTCGAGCCCCGTGACTATCAGTACGATGCGATAACACACGCCATCGAAAACAAGCGGGCCATTCTTCTATCCCCCACAGGTTCGGGTAAGTCGTTCATCATCTATAATACGATGAGGTGGTTCCTTGACAATCACGAAGGCAAGGTTCTTATTGTTGTACCAACAACGTCTCTGGTAGAACAGATGCATCAGGACTTTGCGGACTATGGTTATGAGTCAGATTTGATTCATAAAATATACAGTGGTAAAGATAAAGAAACAAATAAACGTATTATCATCTCAACATGGCAGTCTATCTACAAGTTGGGTTCAGAATGGTTCGAACAGTTCCCTTGTATATTCGGAGATGAAGTCCATCTATTCAAGGCAAAATCCCTATCCACTCTCATGGACAAGTGCAGAAATGCGGAGTATCGTTTTGGGACAACAGGTACACTGGATGGTACTGAGACTAATAAGTTGGTACTAGAAGGATTGTTTGGTCCGGTCTTCAAGGTCACCACTACAGTACAGTTACAGGAAGACAACACACTTGCAGACCTAGACATCAAGGTCATACTCATGCGTTATCACAACGATGAGTGCCATAAGATGAAGGGTAAAACCTATCAGGAAGAAATTGAATATATAGTAACGAACGAGAAAAGAAATAAGTTCATCACGAAGTTGTCCCTTGATCAAGAGGGGAACACTCTGGTACTATTTCAATTCGTTGAAAAACATGGAAAGGTTTTGTATGACCTTATCCGTGACTCTGCCGACGAGAACCGAAAAGTATTCTATGTGTCCGGTGAAGTGGCAGCCAATGACCGTGAACAGATCCGTGGGATCGTCGAGAAACAGAAAGATGCAATCATCGTGGCAAGCCTTGGAACTTTTTCTACTGGGATTAATATTCGGAATCTGCATAATATTGTATTCGCTTCTCCAAGTAAATCTCAGATTAAGGTTCTTCAATCTATCGGAAGAGGGTTACGAAAAAGTGACAATGGGGTTGCTACTAAGCTTTATGATCTATCAGATGATCTACATTGTAGAGGCTACAAGAACTTTACTCTAAAACATTCCGCCGAAAGAATAAAGATATATACTAGAGAAGGGTTTAAATACAAAGTGTACCCGATTAGTTTGAGATGAGAACAATGATAAGACAAGTAAAGTTGGTTTCTGGAGAGGAACTTGTTTGCGAGGTACTTCATGATTCGGTGGATGAACAGTCCGACGAAATTATAATTCGTCACGCCTTAAAAATCGTGTCTAAAATTCATAATGGTTACAAGTATTACACCTTCAAACCATTCATGGTTTTTTCCGATACTAAGGACTCTCTGACTATGTTGCGAGACGGTGCGATCATCTCGTACACAATTCCTCATGATACCCTTATCGCGGAATACAGAGAAGCCTTGTCTCAGATTAACGACGAGGTAGAAGAGGATCTTTCGATGCCGAAGTTTTCGGGAGACTCAGACTCTAATGTTGTCGCATTCAAAAAACCTACCCATCACTAGGGTATATTCCCCCCGCACTTAGTGGCTTTAGTTTAACATGAGATACGTGATTTGTCAAGAAGAATTATCAGAAATTTTATAAAAGAGGAAGACCTACCCGAAGTACTCGACTTCGCAAACTCTCTCCCTTACTATAGAGATCGTGATCTGCCTGGCGAAGCGGGTGAGGCGGTGCGTCAAGGTGTTTTTAAGTTTACGGGAAAACGGACAGAAAGCGTCCATACAATATGTGACATAGGAACGGACATATATAACGCAACGGGATTAAGACCAACACGTCTCTACTTCCACTGGCATGATGCGGATCCTGAGTGGACACCGAAAATCCACGCAGACCTGTCAATGAGTGGAGTGATCTACCTTATAGGTGGTGAAGGATGTGGTACGGAAATCGATGGTGTGGTTGAAGAGTTCGAAGTTGGAAAGTTGGTTATGTACGATGGCAGAACCCCACATAGACCTCAAGGGTTTCCCGTCGATAGGTTGGTAATTACATTTTTTATAGGTGAAGAATAATGACAGTTGGATTTACTGCATCGACATTTGATCTCTTACATGCGGGTCACGTCTCCATGTTGAGAGAGGCGAAGGAACAGTGTGACTACTTGATCTGTGGTCTACAGGTTGATCCCTCTTTGGATAGACCTGAGAAGAACAAACCCGTTCAGACCTTGGTCGAGAGGTACACGCAACTGGCGGGTATCAAGTACGTCGATGAGATCATTCCCTACCAGACCGAAGAAGACCTTGAAGACATTCTTAAGATGGTCAACATCGATCTCCGCATCATAGGATCGGAGTACAAAGACAAGACCTTCACAGGAAGAGCCACGTGCGCCGCACGAGGTATTGAAATATATTTCAACAAGAGGGACCATAGGTTCTCCACTAGTGACTTAAGAAGAAGAGTCAGTGCGAGCGAATATGGTCTTGACAACCCACCCCTTGATGTAATATAATACGTTAAATTGAATTAGGAGTATTTAATGGCAACCGCAAAAGTGAAACCCAAGGAAAGACCGCATTACGTGAACAACAAAGAGTTCTCTGCGGCCGTAGTCGAGTACTGTAAGGAGGTTGGAGTATGTAGGGAGAAGGGAGAAAAAGTTCCAATCGTTCCCAACTACATCGCTTCTTGTTTCCTGAAGATTGCGGAGGGGTTGTCACATAAGTCTAACTTCGTCCGTTACACCTATCGGGAAGAGATGGTTATGGACGCTGTGGAGAACTGTCTCAAGGCGATTGAGAACTACAACATTGAGACCGCAACTCGTACAGGTAACCCGAACGCATTCGCATACTTCACACAGATTTCTTGGTATGCGTTTCTTCGTCGTATTGCACGTGAGAAGAAACAACAGGACATCAAACTAAAGTACATCTCCGAAGCGGGTGTCGAACAGTTCCTTGATCAACAGGAAGGTGACCCCGAATGGCAACACGTTGTACCTTTTATCGATGTGTTGCGTAATCGAATCGACGCCGTGAAGGAATCGGATGCGGAGTTCAAAGAGTACGTTGAAGAAGAGAAGAAACGTAAGAGACGTACTGTCAAGGTCGATTCAGACCTGTCGGATTTCCTTGTATAAAACACTTGACATCCTTTACATATTCTGGTAATATAGGTTAATTATGTGGACATATGAATGTAGCGCAGGGACATACAGAGAAGAGTCCCTGCACAAATTACTGTGGATAATTTTTAAACATCGTCTTCATCATCTAGTGGAAGACGGGAGGTTCTCTGATTAGTGAAGGTTGCCATCTTAAACGATACCCATGCGGGTATTCGTAACTCATCTGATATTTTTATGTCGTACCAAGAACGCTTCTACTCAGAAGTGTTCTTTCCATATCTGCTAGAAAATGACATCAAACAGATTCTACACCTTGGTGACTACTACGATAACCGTAAGACAGTCAACTTCAAGGCGTTGAACCATAACCGCAAAATCTTTCTAGAGAAATTGCGGGAGTATGGTATCACTATGGATATCATTCCGGGCAACCATGACACCTACTACAAGAACACCAACGATCTGAATTCGTTGAAAGAGTTGTTGGGTCACTACATGAATGAAGTCAACGTTATCATGGAACC